TCTTGGGTAGATCCTTACCCAAAGCCAATTATATTAAACCATGACCTCAACTCTGAGCCAATTGGTAGAGTCATTGCCGCAAAAATGGATAAAGAATCAGATGGTTCTCCATATGTCAGACTACAGATTGCAATTACCGATCCAGTAGCAGCACAAAAGGTAGCAGATAAAAGATATTTAACTGGTTCCGTTGGAGGTAGGGCAGGAAAGGCTGTATGTTCAATTTCTGGGGAAGATCTTGCTTCTGAATCTTCAGATGGAAGACCAAAACTACCAAAATACAAAAGAGGTCAAGTATACAAGGGTAAACTTGCATTTATAGACATGCAAGACATTTCTTTTAAAGAGTATTCATTTGTTAATCAACCAGCAGATCAAAGGTCTAGCGTTAGGGTAACCAAAAAAACAGATGGAAATGTAGCCGTTTCTGATTCAGATAATTGGGTAGCTAAAAGTTCGGCTTTTGTTCTTCATATGAATGAGGAAGATATTGTTTCTATAACTGAGAATCAGTCAATTTTGTCTTCTTTAAAAAAGAAAGAGTCAAAACCACTCTACATGCATATGAAAGGTGCTTTTTTGTCAGCAATAGCAATACATGAAAGCGAAAATAGTAACAGTGACAACACTTCATTACTATCTAATGAGAATCAAGACAAGGATAGCCATGAGGAGATTTCTAGCATGAGCAATGACAATACCGCTGAAGACATTCTCGCTCAAGTTGAAGAGCTAAGTGAGGATCTTTCTGCTATAGCCTCAGAGGCAGTTGCAGAGGACGCTCCAGAAGAAGAGAACGTTGAAGGCGCAGATAAAGATTCTGAAGCTAGCGAACCAGCTGGCGAAGAGTCAAATAAAGAAGAAGGGTCTCATGAAGACTCTGAGGAAGCTGGCGAACAAGATCCAGAAAACAAGGATGAAGTTGAACCAGAGTCTTCAGAGGAATCAGAGAAGTCAGATCCAGAAAATGGCGAAGACGGCGAAAAGCCAGCTGATGGTGAAGACAAGGCAGAGACTGAGGAGTCAGATGCAGACCTCAGTAAAACACACGATGCTACTGAGCAAGAAGTTGAAGAACTAAAAGCAAAAGTTCAGTCTCTCCAAGAAGAAAACAGTAAACTCAAAAAAGCACTACATCGTACTTTAGCTGAGAGAGTTGTTGACACTAAAATTTCTGTTGGAACAGAATCAATTGAAGATAGAGAAGAATTAATCGCTGATCATGTAAAAAGATCAGCTAGTTCTCTTGCAGATTCTTTAAGAGATTTGGCAAAGATGCCAACAGTAAAAAAGGATATTCATGGTTTAGCTCAACCAGTAATGGAGAGCGAAGTAGTTCTAGAGAAAGAAGAAAATGTTCTTTTAATAGATGAAGATCATGAAATCAAGGGTCAAAAAAAGTCTCCCTCTGCTGAGGAGCTATTCGTAGACGCTCTTATGGGTCGTCGTAAACTATAAACTATCAATTATTAAGGAGAAACTTAAATGAGTTTAGCAAAATTTCGTAAGGTAGGAACAAAGACTGGTTCAGGTCGTTTCGTTGTTTCTGAGGGTACCGCCCCAGCAACATACATTCTTCCTAGCGTTGCTCTTCCAACCTGGTACTCAGATTCAGAAGATGATCGTTTTGAAATCGTTATTCCAAAAGGTACAATTCTTTCAGTCGTCACTGTAGCTGGCGATTCACGTTTTGTCCCTGCTAACGGTAGCGGAAGCACCGTTACTTGGGGTGACACCATCTCAGGTTGGAACCCAACCGCTGGTGCAACTCCAACCGCAGGCCCAAGTGGCGATACTCAGGCAGTTGCTGCTCGTAGCGTCCCAGTAGGCTGTGCACAATATGATCTTTACAGACCCTTTGATAAGGGAACCTCACAAGGTGCTGGTTTCATTACCAGAGGTTATGTAGAGTACCCAATGGTAACCGGTGTCAACGCAGATCTTGCCGCAGGCGATCTCGTTGCCGCTGACTTTATGGGCCGTCCAAGACTACTTTCAGCTGGTGATGCAGGTACATACCCCTGGTTGCAGGTTGGTAAAGTGATTGAGGTTGAGAAGTTTGCCACCAATTTTGATGACGGGTTGCTTTCATACATGCAACTCCCATCAGATCCAGGTGCTCTCAAGACCGTGTATGAACTTACAAAGTCTGGCACCTACCAGGGCAAGCTTGGCATCCGTTCAAACCTAGATGTCACAAACGTGGTTGGCGCATTCCGTGTCAACCTAACATTATAATAAAGAAAACAACACAGGAGGAATAATCCTAAGATGAGTAAGACAATCCAAGAACTCCTCTCAGGGCTCCCAGCTTGGGAAGCCGCATTAGCTGAGGATGGGTACATCGATTCAGACAACAGAGTTACCATAAAGGAAGCATTTGGTTCACCAGACGCAGCAATTCTATTTCCAAAGGTCATCTCTCGTACTCTAAAAGAGGCAGCAGAGCCACAGTTGCTCGTAACCCCTCTTCTTTCGGTAGTTCGCCTTGGCAAGGGGCGTTCTCTGGAGTTCCCAGCCGTTAATGCAATCCAAGCTGCAGAGATACCTGAAGGACAAGAGTATCCAGAGCAGGCACTAGCCTTTGCAAAGCAGATTGAAGGAAAGGTATCCAAGAAGGGTGTAAAGCTAGCATTTACTGAAGAAGTAATTGCTGACTCCCTCTGGGACATCGTTGGACTTCATGTTCGCGCTGCAGGCCGTGCTATGGCTCGTCTAAAAGAGCAAATTGCTCTTAGTCGCTTTAAGGACGCAGCTACGGTTGTGTTTGACAACGACGGTGGCACAGCTACCACTGGTAGAGGAATTGACGGTGCCGCAAATGACACCGTTACCTGGGATGACATTATCGACATGGCAGCAGTGCTCATGGCCGAGAAGCACATTCCAACCGATTTCATCCTACATCCACTTATGTGGTCAGTATTCCTGAAGGATGCAATTTTCCACACTGGTGGTTCTGCCGCAGCTGTTAATACCAGCTGGGGATATCGTCCACAATCTGAGGGTGCAGCCCTTAACGCAACAGCTCCAATGGGCTTGAACGTTATTGTTTCACCATTCGTCAGCTTCACTGCCAAGGCAGGTTCAACTCCAGCTAAGTCTGATCTATTCTTGATCGACCGCAATGAAGTTGGTACCCTCCTTGTCAAGGATGACATGTCAACAGATCAGTTCGATGATCCAAGTCGTGACATCCGTCAAATGAAGATGAAAGAGCGTTATGACATCGTAATGCTTGGTGACGGCGAAGGTATCACCGTTGCTAAGAACGTCAGCCTTGCACGTAACTACGAGGTTACCGTTACAAACAACGTAACACTCTGATAGACCTTAGGGAAGTTATAGTTACGATTCCCTAATAGGGAGGGGGCGGTGGTTTTAGGATCACCGCCCTCTTTCTTTTTTGTCAAACGTAGTTACTATTAAAACAGAGTGCAGTTTTATAGGAGAATAAAGTGGCGTTAAACCTTATAGAATATGCAACTGTTGGTCCAGATATTGTAGTTATCAAATTTGCTAGAACTGTAAAAATAAGTTCTCTTGTTAACGCAAACTTTATCGTTGAAACAGTTTCTTCTACTCCATCAACAGTTGCTAATCCATTTAGATCTATTCAGTCTATTAATGATTATAATCAGATATCTCGTTTATTAAAGTTATATTGGAATAAAATACTAAATGGTCAACAAGACTACTACATTAGAGTAAATGGTTTAGTTGATGCAGCTGGGCAAGTTATTCCAGAAGAAAAAATAAAATTTACTATACAAAACTCTTCAACACCAACGGCAATAGCAGAACCAAAACCTCCGGTTATTGAGCAAATTCTAGTTGAAGATAAATCAATCTTAGTTGAACCATATACAACTTATCAGATTATCGCTAAAAATCCAGATTTTTATATTACTTCTGTTGAACCAGCTAATGGTGATTTTTATTTAGATAATGATTATAATAATGGAAGAATTACTGTGTTTTTTAACGAAAGACCAGCTTCTAACTTTTTAAATACAAATTATTTTAAAGCACAAAGAAAAAAGATACAGAAAACTCCTGTTAGGTGGGAGTCTATACCAGTAAAAATATCTATGCACTCCTGGAAGCCAGAAGTTTACATAGATTTTCCATCTTTAGCTGACGCAACGCCTTCATATAACGCAGATAATAAAGATTATTTTGAGTCTAATTATAAATATAGAATTATTGTTTCTGAAAATGTAGGAATATAATGTCAAACTTTATTTATGGCAAGACTAAGCAGTCTATATTAAATCGGGGAAATTAATTTTAGTTCAACAGAATTTAAAGTAGCTCTTGTTAACAGTGAATATATCCCATCTCAAAACACAGATACCTTCATGTCAGATGTTCCTCCAACTGCAATAAAAAAAAGGTCTGTTGCCCTAACAGGCATTTCTAATGTTTTAGGCGTTATAGATGCAGATGATTTAGCTATACCAAGCCATGACGGCTCTGCGTTTAATGCAATTATAATATATAGATCGACAGCTTCAGACAGCACATCTAAGTTAATAATGTATATAGACACCGCTTCAGGAATACCTTTTGCCGGTAGTAGTAGTACTGATATTCCGATTACTATAGCTTGGGACAACGGTCCTAATAAAATTATATCTTTATAGGAGAAAAATGGCCACTCAATATCCTTCATCTTTAGATAATTTTGTCAATCCAACAGGATCGGATAAACTTAACTCTACAACAGTACCTCACGCAAAACAGCATGCAGATTTGAACGATGCGGTAGAAGCAGTACAAACAGTTTTAGGCCTTAATCCAGCTGGATCACACCTAACGGTAAAAGATAGAATTATAAGCGCAGAAGCTCAAATATCAACGCAATCTGTTCTTAATGGTTTAAATGATGTTACTATTTCGACAGTATCTAGTGGCGATATTTTGCGCTTCAATGGTTCTCAATGGGTTAACTACTCTGAAGAAAATTTAGTTGATGGAGGAAACTTCTAAAAATGTCAAATACAATTAGAATTAAAAGAAGGGCATCTGGAGGTTCCTCTGGTGCACCAGCGTCGCTTGAAAACGCAGAATTAGCATTTACAGAAGTAGATGACGTCCTTTATTACGGTAAGGGTACGGGTGGCGTTGGTGGAACAGCATCGAACGTAATAGCAATTGGTGGTTCTGGTGCTTTTGCTACCCTAACGTCAAATCAAACAATTTCTGGAAATAAAACTTTTACTGGAACAGTTTCACTTGGATCTTCTGCAACAGCAGAAACAAAAACGGCAGGAAACAACAGTACTGCAGTTGCAACAACAGCATATGTTGACTCTGCAATAGTAGCAGCAACATACACATTTAACTTAGCAGCAGATTCTGGAACATCAACAGTTGTAGATGATAATGAAACCTTAACAATCTCAGGCGGAACTGGACTAACAACAACAGTAGCAGCAGGAAACAACATTACTGTTGACCTAGACAATACTACTGTTACAGCAGGTTCATATGGAACTTCCACTGCGGTAGGTTCTTTTACCGTAGATGCACAGGGTAGACTAACATCTGCTTCAAACACTAACATCAGAACTGCAACAAGCTCTGTAACTGGATTAGCATCTTTTGACTCAACTGATTTCACTGTAACCGCTGGTGCGGTCACTCTTAATGCAGAAAGAGTTGAAGATATTGTCGGCGCTATGGTGTCAACAAATACAGAGTCTGGCATTTCTGTAACTTATGACGATGACAATGGCAAACTAAACTTTGATGTTAACGACCCAACAATAACAATTGCTGGAGATGTTGATGGTAGCGCCACCATGACAAATCTTGGTAATACTACAATTAATGTTACTCTTGATACAGTAAACTCAAATGTCGGCGCTTACGGTTCTACTACTGAAATTCCAGTAGTAACGGTAAATGCAAAAGGTCTTGTTACCGCAGTATCGACAGCCTCCATTTCCACCACTCTTACCGTCGGTGCAGATACTGGAACAGCAGATTCAGTCGCTCTTGCAACAGATACATTAACATTTACTGGCGGAGAAGGAATTGACACAGCTGTCACAAATAATACCATAACAATTTCAGGGGAGGATGCGAGTACTTCGAATAAAGGTATTGCGTCATTTAACTCAGATAGTTTCAGTGTTGCATCTGGCGCAGTATCAATTAAGTCTGGTGGTGTTTCTAACGCTCAACTTGCAAATTCAACAATTACTTTAGGGTCTTCAACTTTAACTCTTGGATCAACAACAACATCAGTTGCTGGCATTACAGAGCTTACTGTAGATAATCTTAACTTTAATGGAAATACCATCACCTCTACAGACAGTAATGGTAATATAACATTGAGCCCCAATGGCACAGGAACAGTTGATGTAGCTTCTTCTAGAATTACTGGTCTTGCAGAACCAACTCAGGATACAGACGCCGCTACAAAATATTATGTAGACAATAAAGTTACTGGATTATCTTGGAAGCAGGCTGTTCACGTACTTTCTAGTTCAAACGTTCCACTTACAGGTTCAACTCCACTAGAAATCGATACACACACTCTTAATGATGGCGAAAGAGTTCTTCTAACAGGACAAACAACCGCTAGTCAAAAAGGTGTATATGATGTTTCAATTACTGGTGGTAGCTATACTTTAACAAGATCTTCAGATGTTAATGTGTATACTGAACTTCATGGATTGGCTGTATTTGTTCAGCAAGGTGCTTCGTATGCTAACACTGGATGGGTTCAAACTGCAGATAATCTAACAGATTTTAATGGTCAAGTATGGGTTCAGTTTTCTGGAGCAGGGCTATATGCAGCTGGATCTGCTCTTTCTTTAAATGGAACAGAATTTAATGTTAATGTAGCAACAAATGGCGGAATAGAAATCGCCACAGATGAATTAAAACTAAAGGACTCACTAGCAGGTGCTGGTTTAACAATATCTTCTGGGGTTTTAGCAGTAGGTGGCACAGCAGATAGAATCACCGTCGGAGCAGACTCGGTTGACATTGCCGCAACATATGTTGGTCAGTCTTCAATTACAACTGTTGGAACAATTGGATCAGGAACTTGGCAGGGAACGATAGTTTCTCCAACTTATGGTGGAACTGGAGTCAATAATGGGTCTAAGACCATTACGCTTGGTGGAAATCTAGAAACATCTGGAGCCCATAATACTACTCTAACAACAACTGCCAACACTAGCATCACTCTTCCAACCACTGGTACTTTGGCAACTTTGGCAGGTGTAGAAAACCTTTCAAATAAAACAATCAACGCCTCTAGCATAGGGGCAACTACTAGGGGGACTGGCGCTTTTACAACACTAACCTCAAATGGTGCTACTACATTTACTGCAGGAACAGCGTCAAGCAGTTATACTACTGGAACCCTTGTTGTTACTGGAGGGGTTGGAATTTCTGGAGCACTTTACGGAAACAATAGCAACCTAGTAGGATTCACTATTGATGGCGGAACCTTTTAATTATATTGTATAATATAGTACTTTTATGCAAACTAGCGGAGTTTTAGATGTCAAATACTGTTTTAATAAAAAGGTCTGGAACATCTAGCGTAGCACCTACAAGTTTAGAAAGTGGAGAAATTGCCATCAACTATGCAGATGGTAAGATCTTCTATAAAAACTCTACAAACGCAATAGTAGGTGCAAAATTAATTACTGGTATTTCTGGTACAAATAATCAGATTTCTGTTTCTGAAACCTCAGGAGCCTTTACCTTAAGTCTTCCAAATAGCGTTTATGTTAACTCTCTTTTTGTTAACAATATTGAAATAGACACTTCTTCCGCAACACCTCGGATACGCACTGGCATACAATGGAACAAAATTTGTCCCTACAGCAATATCTGGTAGCGGTGGAGCTGGAGCTCCAAGTGCATATTCTGAAACCATAGGAAATGGATCCTCTACTTCGTTTGTTTTAACGCACAACTTAGGAACAAGAGATCTTGTAGTTGTTGCAAGAAATGCAGCAAGCCCCTATGAAGTAATTGAAGTTAATTGGCAAGCAACATCAACTAATACAACATCAATTATTTTTTCTACACCGCCATCGTCTAACTCCGTAAGAGTAACAATTTATGCTGCAGGCGGTACGGCTGGAGTAACAAGTCTCAATGGAACTTCTAATCAAATTTCAGTAACACAAACAACAGGTTCTATAACACTCAGTCTACCAAATTCTTTAGTTGTTCCTGGTAGTTTATCTGTAACTGGATCTGTTTTATTTGGCATAGATGCTCTAAGTGATGTTGTTATTACTTCTGCAACTCCTGGTCAATTTTTAAAATATAACGGATCTAATTGGATCAATGATAACGTTCCTCAGATCAACGCATTAGATGACATTGGTGATGTTTCAATTGGAACAGCAACAACTGGACAATTTTTAAAGTTTGATGGAACAAATTGGGTAAATGACTCCATTCCAATTATTAATTCAATTGATGATATTGGAGACGTTGCTCTTTCTAGTCCAGCATCAAACCAAATACTTTCTTATGATGGATCAAATTGGATTAATAGAGGTTTAAATGCCGTCACTGGTGCATCCTATGTCCAGACAATTGGAAATGGGTCAGCTACATCTTTTTCAATAAATCACAATCTTGGTACTAGAGATGTGTTTGTTATATTTAGGCAGGCTTCGAGCCCTTATGCCGTATTAACGCCTTCGTGGGAAGCTACTACTGTAAATCAAATAACAGCGACATTTAGTCCAGCTCCTGCTCTTAATTCAGTTAGGGCACTTGTATACGCTGGTTTCTCAACAGCACAAGGCACAGCTTATTCTGCCAGTATTGGCAATGGAGTAGATACGGAAATAACTGTCACTCATAATCTTGGCACAAGAGATATCTTGGTTTCCTGCAGGTCAAACTCTTCACCATACAATGACATACAAGTATCTTGGGAGGCTTTAACGGGAAATACTTTAAAGCTTTATTTTGGTGAAGCACCGGATTCAAACGAAGTAAGAGTAAATATATTTTCTAATGTTGTTGGCGGTGAAGTTGGCCAAAGTATTGTTTCGCTAACTGATACAAGCATATCTTCAGCTACACCTGGACAATTTCTTAAATGGAATGGTTCTCAATGGGTTAATGACAGCATACCAACAATTAATACTCTTGATGATGTTGGTGATGTCACTATCACGAGTAACTCATCTGGACAATTTCTTAAATGGAACGGGTCTGCTTGGGTAAACGATGTAATTGATTTAGGTACAGATACTAATGGAAATTACGTTTCAAATATTACAGCAGGTACGGGCGTTACTGTTTCTCACACGCCTAGTGAAGGGTCTTCTCCCACTGTTTCTATTGGTCAGGCTGTTGCAGCATCTGATACTCCAACTTTTTCTGGTTTAAATTCTAATACTTCTTCATTTAATTTAATAAACACGACCGCAACAACAATCAACTTTGCTGGCGCTTCAACGGCGTTAACAATTGGTGCAACAACAGGGTCAACAACAATTCGTAACGATTTGACACTTGTTGGCAATGTCAGCAAACAAGGGGTAATAACCACAAGCGGTGGAATACACGGAAACCTTTATATTACTGCCAATAATCTCAGCGGTGCTGGAAGTCAAACAGCACCATACATAAGTATTGCTGGGGCTAGTGCCACTGGCACAGGTGTAGTAACTGGCGGTCCAGTTGCCCTGTATGGCGGTCAAGCATCTGGCGGTACAACAAATACTGGAGGAAATGCAGATATTGATGGCGGATACGGCTCTACAACAAGCGGTGTTGTAAATATCGGTGCAGCATATGCATCAGCCGTTAATATTGGAAACTCTAATATAACAACATCTATAACTGGAAATCTTACAGTTTCTGGAGATTTAACTGTTAATGGGACCACAACAACAGTTAACACAACTGAATTATTGATTGAAGATAATTTAATAGTTTTAAACACTGGCTCTGCAGCAACTCCGTCCTATAATGCTGGAATAGAAATTGAACGCGGTAGTTTTACCAATGTTCAAATTCGTTGGAATGAAACTACAGATAAATGGCAGTTTACTAACGATGGATCAACTTATAAAGACCTTGGCTCTGGTGGTGTAACCGTATCTGATACCATTCCTGCCTCTCCAGCAGAAGGCGACATGTGGTATGAATCAGATACTGGGGCACTGTTTGCTTATTATGATTCACAATGGATTGA